CCATAATACATCTTCAAGACAGGAGATTTAACAAATATATTAACACTAGAAGCATTAGTTGCAGGATCTGTTATTGCTGCCGTTGGTAATTTATAAGTAAATTCTAATGGACTTACAACGGTATCAATTGGGAATGCACCATCATACTCATCATAAACAATTGAACCAACAGTCTGTGATGGGTTTCCATCAACATAAACCATCTCACCTGCGTTAAGATAATGATTTGTTCCTGTAATTACATAAACTTCATTACTATTAGCAACTGCAGTTACTTGGAGAATCTTTTTAAGAGTTGTAATTAAACTGATTTTTAGAACACCAGTTAATCCAGTAATTTGAGCAGTACTATAAGCAGCATTAAATGTTATATTACCAGAATCAATAGTAATAACAGATCCAACGATATATGCAGATCCACCAGCAACTTCATCAATTCTTACAGAATAATCATCATCAGAATATGGTTTATACTTAGCAAAACTATCAAGATCTCCTGTGCATGAAGCAATTGTAAATGTTGCATCAGCACCACCAGTAGTAATAGTGACTATATCACCAATTTTATAACCAGAACCTGCAGTATCGATTGAAACAGCAGAAACATTTCCACCAGATGCAGTAAAGTCAACAGTTAATCCAGTTCCAGATCCATTAGTTGTTGTAGCAACATTATCACCTGTATTTGCATAACCAGTACCTGCAGCAGTTAAAGCACTTAATGTTGCAGGAATATCAGCAACAGTACCATCTAAATCATAATCATCAAGATCAATATCAAATGTTCCAGGAGTTGTATTATTAACCTGTGCAAATGTATATCCTACGATTTCATTAATATCATTTGGAATAGGTCCAACAATCTTATAACTAGTTTGCTCACTAAATTGTTCTGTTATTAATTGACCTGTATTTAAGTCATTACTCCAAGCATTATTATTAATAGCAAGATATATCTTATTATTAGTAGTATCTTTTCTAATAATATAACCGCTATTAACAAATGTTCCTGAATCGTTGTTTAATACTAATTTTGTACCAACTGTAAAGTTAAATGCTTGATTGACTGTTAATTCTTGAACATTATCAATCTTAACTGTATTTGTAACCTTAAAGTAATACCTATCTTTAACTACAGCATTTACTGATAATTTTTGAGAACCAGGAGAAGGTACAGTTGCTGTTCTAGAACTCCAAATATCATTAGTGTATGATAATGTCTCAGTACCCTGTGACATCGTTGTAGTAGTATCATCAAAGTCTAATGACTGGAATCCTGCTTCACCAAGAGAATATCCAACATTAGCAACAGTTAACACAGATCCAGTTACAGGAGTTACTGCAGTTCTCTTAAATCCAAGTTGTGTATTAGTTTGAAGACCCTTGTCACCAATTCTAGTAGCATCAGCATTTTTATCTACTTTTAAACCCCAAGCATCATAATCAATATAATCATACCGATTTAAATTAGTAGTAAACCAAGCATCATCAGTCCAATCGTATGTAAATGCAAAAGTTGCAACTGGAGGTAATACTGCAATATCAGTAGGAACTGTAGGTACTACAGTTCTATTTCTCAATCTTAAGTTATCGATATAATACTGACCTTGTTTTGCCTTAGCAAAATCTGTTGCTCCAGAACCCCATCCAATCTGATTACCAAAATAAAGATCTTTATTACCTAAAGATGTACCTGCTAATGTACCAGTTATAACTTGAATACCATTAACATATGCTTTAAAATCATTACCCGACTTAGTTAAACCAATAACTTGCCAAGAATTATCAGCAAACATGGTTGTTTGAGTAGATTCAGTTGGAGTTGCAGAGTTTAATGCAGTTGATCCATTAGTAATTGCTAATTGTAATTTACCATTACCACTTGTTCCTGAACTATATCCTAACCATAGTCCACCAGTAGCATCTTGTGCTCCACCTATACCTATTAAAGTCTGTACATCCTGAGATAAAGTTTGAGATTCAGCAGCATTTTTATAGATAAAGAACTCAATAGTCCAATCATTAGCAAGTTTAGTTGTTAAATCAGTTCCTAATACTTTTAAGTAAGAATTTTCCCAAGTAGAATTAGATCCAGCAGGTTGATAACCATATATTTTAGCAACATTATCAGCATAAGTTATAGCAGCACTACCACCAACAGAAGTTAGAGTGTAATGACCTGTAGTATCAGTTTGTTCACCACCATCAAAGTTGTATATAAATTCATTTCTATTCCAAGAAGTCTGACCAAAGAGATGAATATCACCAGAAGTATCAACTTCTAGAGCATGTACTGATAAACCTTCAATATTATTCTTATCAAATTCATTTGTAGTATGGTTTTTAATTTTACCGTCATATCCAAGTTTAACACTACCTACTGTTTTATGTTGATTGGTATTGTTTGTTCTTGTATATGCAACGTTAAGATCTCCAAAAATATCGATAGCACAAGCACTTGCCATCGTAATATCTCTACCTGGAGCAACATAACGATAATTCCATATTAAATCACCATCAGTTTCAACTTTACCGATCCAGAAACTATCTCTATCAGTAGCATTAGACTTAAGTCTGCAAGTAGCAACTAAATAAAGTTCTTTAAATTCATCAATACAAAGACTACTATCTATTAAAGAATATAGTGAATTACTGTATTCTTTGATGAAATCTACTGTAATTACACTAGTACCAATACTTGCCTTACCAAAAGCAAAACTAATATCAGATGCATTAGTATCTGCAGCAGTTTCCATACTGAAATATACATCAGTTCCATCAACAAGTAAATCTGTAATTTTTTCTGAACTAGATGTAGATGCTAATTTTCTCTTAACTGAGAAACTACCTGCGGTATCTATAGAAGCAATATATGCATCATAAGGAGAACTAGAGTTAGTATTAGTATAACCTCCAATAATAAAACGAGTATCTGAATATTTTTTAATCGCTGTTACATTATCAGCACGAGTTGCACCTGAAATACCAGCATATGCTCTCTGGAAACTTAACGAAGCACTTAATCCATTAGAAGCTTGAATATACTTACAAAGTATAATATCAGGGTTATATGGAGCAAGTAAAGTGCTATTTGGTTTATTAATACCAACTACCCAAATGTTATCTCCATCTACCTCAATTTTAGAGAATTCTGTATAATTTTGACCATCAGAACTTTCTAATGTCTTCTCCCATTCTTTAACACCAGTAGCAGATAGTTTTGATACAAATGCAACTTCATTACCATTAGCCTTTTTGGTTTTACCACAAGTAAAGACTTCCTTATTAGTATTGATGTATATGTCATTAACCTTGACATAATTATTATTTGTAATCTTAGAAATATAGTAATCTGCCTTTTTAAATACCTGAGGGTGACTTAAAATAACACGAGGACTAGTAGTATATCCAGAACCAGAATTTAAAATATTAACAGTATCAATAGATCCAACAGATGTTACAACTGCTTGTAAATGTCCTTGTGTACCAACACCATCAATTGTAATAGTTGGAGGAATATCTGTATTATATCCAGATCCAGTCTGATTTATTGTAATCTCTTCAATACCTCTAAATTGACGAACAACAAACGTTTTGTTTGTATTTGTCATAATAGGTGTATAGTCAATAAAGATACTATCACCAGTAACTAAGTTATGAGGTACATCAGTCTTTAATACACCAAAATTAGATCCACCAATATTTTCAAATCCATATGTAGATACTGTTTCACCTTTAATTCTAGAAACTCGTGCAGAAACACCAGTACCATCAGTACCAGAATTATCAAACACTAGACGATCATTAACCTGATAATTTTTACCTGGGTTTTCAACTGTAAATCCAGTTACAGAAGCATCTTCAAATTTAGTAGTAGTCTCAACTTCGATATCAACTTTAGAGTCAAATTTAACTTTAGGGAAGTAATCAAAGAGTTGTAGAGGAGATTCTTCAAATAATTGAGCAGGATTAGCAGTTTCATCTGCATCTATAACACCATCTCTATTAGTATCTTCTACCTCAAATAATATAATGTCTCCACCTTCAGTAGTTAAAGCATTTGTGGAAGCATTTGGAACCCTTGTAACATCAATATCAACATTCTCATAAGGGTCTCTGTATCTTACAACACCAGTAGGAATATTTTGCTGTACAGCATCTGCACTAAGATTCCAAGTATCTACAACAGAGTTAAAACTTGGTCCTAAAACATATGGGAAAACTGGATTGCCTAATTCAGTAGCATCAACAGTAACGAAATAACAATATCTACCAGAAGAATATTCTGGAGTTTTACAAAAACGACCATTATACTGATCTAAATCACCTAAACCAAAACTATACTCATAGTCTTCAACAAAATTACCTGCTGCTTCTGCTGTCAATAAAGGACCAGCAGTTCTAACAGGATATGGATTAGTTGTAACATCATAAACTAATGCAGGTTTTACCCTATATGATGAATTTAACCTTGAAACAGCAGATGCTTGGTTAGTTGGGTCAGAATATCCATAAGGACCATAAATTGGATTACCATCAAATGCCCATCCAATAATAGGTGAGTGTGTTAATTGATCTTCTTGCTCTTTAATAGTTCCCTGTGCATCTTCATATAAGTTGTCACCAAGGATATACCTCATCTTTTGAGGGTTTGAAAGGTGAGCATACTCACCACCATACTCGTTATTATACCCTTCAAATACTGCACCTTTAGCAGTATCGAATGTTGACTGTGTTTGAAGATTGTAAGTCCATTGGAATACAGATGGTGTAAACGTAGCACCTTGACCAACAGAGTTCAAATTAATGATTGTAGTTCCTTGTGTATATCCAATACCCTTGTTAACGATAGTGATACCAGTTACTCTACCAGCATTTTCACCATCAGTATCAATAGTTGCTCTTGCTACAGCACCAAATCCAATACCTTGAATAGTAACTTCAGGTGCAGTAGTATATCCAGAACCAGCAGAAATAATAGCAATAGAAATAATTCTTCCATTATTAACAATTGCTTGAGCAACAGCACCAGTACCAGAACTTAATGTTACTGTTGGAGTTGATGTATAAGATGCACCACCAGTTGCTACAGTAATTTCTTTAATTGGACCTCTAACGGATGCAGTACCAGTTGCTCCTGTTCCACCGCCACCAACAATAGTAATTGAAGGTTGTGAAGTATATCCAGTACCACCAGTATTGATCAATATTCTTGATACAACACCTTTAGTGATAATAGCAGTAGCAGCAGCACCAGAACCGCCTCCACCAACAATAGAAACAAGTGGTGAAGTTGTGTACCCAGAACCCCCTGCAGTGACTGTGATCTCAGAGATAGAACCGTTAACAGTTACATTAGCAGTCGCTCCAATTCCACCACCACCAGCAATAGTAATAGCAGGAGGAGATGCAGCATCATAACCAGCACCAGCATTAGTAATAGAAACTCCAGTTACAGCACCGAAAGTTTTAGTAAGTTTTGATTTATAAGACCATATAGAGACACCATTAACCCATGTACCAATAGGACCAGAATTAATATTATTCTTAGTCGAAATTGTAGTAGGTAATTTAGGAAATCTATTTAATTTACGTTGGTTTCCTGGAAGAAGAGCAGATCCTGGAAAAGGACCGATTTCATAGTTAGGAATACCTGTAGAAGCAACGTAAGTGTAATTATCGTTAAAAAATGTATTCTGAACGTTAGTTGTATAAGGTCCAATAACATTTAAAATAGCATTATTAAGAGATTTTCCCTTATTAAGGTCAATTGATACAAGAATATTACCCTGTGGAATTACAGTCGCAGGTTGAGGTAGTTGATACTGGAAAACAGTCTCACTATCTCTTGATGTAACTAGAAAAGTTCCGTTATATATGATTGGGTTAGCACCATAAATTGTAACTTGATCTCCAACTAACAAACCATGAGGATTGGAACAAGTAATAGTAGCAGATTGGTCATTAACACCACCAAAAGTTACAGTAGAAACTTGAATTAATTTTTTAACATTATACAACCAAGTTGTTAATTCAGATCCAATACCAGTACCACCAAGTTTAGAAACTGCTAATTTATCACCAGGAAGGTAATAAGAACCAGTATCTGTTAATGTTGTTTGTTGAGCATCAACAATACCAACAATATTCATCACAACTTCTTGTAATGTACCTTTATTAAGGTAAACTTTAAAGTTTGATTTTACTTGAGTAGCAGCATCCCAATCTTCAACAATACCGTTATAAGAACGAGTACACTCAATAAACTGGTTTAATGATTTTTCTTTATATTGAACGACTTCACTATCACCTATAACAAACTCACCGTTCCTTTCTGGCCAACCAATTGTAGAGTCAACCGTAATAATTGAGTCGGTTGTACTCAAAGGCTCAGCAAGATTAGTCTTATAAGGTACGGTAAACGTCCCTGCAATAGTTTCTTCTGAAAGAATGAGTTCAAAGATTTCAACTTCAGAAGTTTTGATTGAAATATAATTCTCTACTAAAGCACTTGCTGCAGCAACATTAGGATCTGCAACATCTGCTTCTTGTACCAATAAAGCATCTTTAATATTTCTAGGATCACCACTAACTATAGTGGCACGAAGAATAGTGTCAATAGACCAAGTAGCATCAGAAGGTTTGATGATTTGATCTTTTGGATATGAAATACTTACAGTTTCACCGTATAGAAGTTTAAACAAATAAGCAATACTAAAAGAAGTTCCTTTAGAAGAATAAAAGTCCTTAATAGTCTTAATAGACGTTCTAACGTCAATTTTAGAATAATCAAGACTAGGAACATCAGGAAGGAATTGTTCTGTGTACTTATCAAGTAATCTCTTAACAAAAAGAGCATCAAGACATTTAACAGAGGTATCTACGATTGCACTCGCAGCAGTAGTGTTATTTGAAAATACTGCATTACCATCTTCAGTATATGAAGTAATACCACTTGCTGCTCTAGCACATCCTTCAAATTGTGCTTTACTATATCCAGTACCTGTCTGATTTACTGTAAAACCAGTAATTTCATTTACACCTATCTCTGCAGATGCCTTTGCTGAAGGGGGATCTTGAATAATAACTTTTGGAGGTGCAGAAGCACTATATCCAGTACCAAATGCATTAATATTAATATCAATTATTCTACCATTAAAGATTGAAGCGTTTGCTGTTGCTCCACTACCACCAATATAGACTCCTTGGTCGTTTACTCTCTCATCAACGACATAAACAGAAGGAACATCATCATATCCACTTCCACCACTTAAAAGTTCAATATTAATTACTCTTCCATCACCATCAACCTGTGTTTCTAAAATTTGAGCACCAACAGGGTCAATAATTGCAATTCTAGGAGTTGTTTCATATCCTTGTCCAGCATTAGCAATAGTAATACTAGTAACTTGACCTTCTGTTAACGTTGCTCGTAATGCTGCCTTAATTCCATTAGTACCAGTAGGTTCATCAATATAAACTTCTGGAATGGTAGTATATCCAAATCCTTGATCTGTAATGGGAATTGTGCCTGTGACTTGTCCATTAGTAATGGTAGGAGTACCTAATGTAGCACCTCCAGGCTGCCTAAAAGTAAGTCTAGGTGTGAATGTATATCCACTACCAGAATTAGTGATTTCAAGACCAGTTACAGCACCATCAGTAACTGTAGCTGTAAGAGTTGCTTGTTTAGATCCTGCTTTTGTTGGAGATTGAACTTGAACTACAGGTGGGTTTGTAGTGCTATAACCTTTACCACCATCTAGTAGAGAAACAGACTTAAGACCATTAACTAAAGCACTTGCAGCACCACCACTTCCTTGAGGTGAACTAATAGAAACTTTTGGTGGATATTCAAATCTATAATTTGTACCTGTTGTGCTTGTATTAATACCAGTTAAACTACCTGTATCACCAACACGAGCATAACCAATAGCACCAGAACCAAAAGAAGGAACTGGTGCTTCAATAGCATATAAAGATAGGAATCTACCGTTTAATGGAGCATCTCTGAAGATAAATTGGTCTCCATCAACCCAAAAATCAACTTTTGGTGTAAGAATACGTTTATCATAGATTGCAAGTACATATTCATCAACAATTGGTTCGTATGTTGCACCATTTCTCGTAATAGTAAACTGTTTCTTACCATCTCCAAAAGAATTGGAAAGATTATCAATAGCAACAATACTATTTTCAATAAAACCGCTTAAAAATGTAATATAAGTCTCAGAAGCGTTATCTGCAGGAATTTTTGTTCTAGGAGCAGTTGTAAATACAATATTTGTTCCATCTACAGTATAATCAATATTAGGAACCTGCAATTCACCATAAACACTAACAATTAAATGTTGTGCAGATACAGGAGCAATAGGATTCTCTTGTGATGTAAGTCCAAACCTTACTTGAGTGCCATCGAATAAATTTATAGGACTTGCTAATCCAGTCCACTTTAATTTTACTTGTTCATAAGAAATACCTGGACTTAAAGCAATACTAGGAGCAGCAGTTGTCTTTTCATAGTATATTACCTCATCCCCGATAAGTATACTACCATTTTCAGTTAAAAAATCGTCAACAGACTCTACAACAATCGTATCATCAGTAACACTAACAGATTCTACAACTTTTGACGTACCATCAAGTATTCCAATATCTAGTTTATCAATATCTAGATACTGAAGAAAATTATTAACAATATTCTGTCCTAAACCTTGTTTTTCCTGAGATTTATAATAATATTCAATAAATTTATTGAATAACGGATACTCCGAACCTATAAAATCAGGGGTTTGGGATGAAACCGCCTGTGAAACCTTATTGATATGCATCTAACTTTAGAAACAAGATGAAGTGTTAACTGTGCCTGAATTCGTTACTGTTGGAACTTCAATTAGTGTTGGTGTCTGATTGAAAACAGTTGGCGTAAGACTATTTAGAGGGATAGTACCAGGTGGTACTGTTCCAATTGGCGATACCGTAACCTCTGGATTAACAATATTAATAATTGTACCTGGAGTGGAAGCGGGAATAGTCGAATTATTTGATGGTATGAATAAAACTGGAATTTGTAAATTAGTTGGTAATAGACTAAGATCTATAACAGTACCTACTCCAGTAACAGCATCAGTAATAGTTAAATTAGTAGACGATGGAACATCATCACCAGCACCAATAATATTAACTGGTCCGAAACAAATTTCACCTGTATCATAATTTACTGAACCAGCAGTCTGATTAGTATATACTTTCTTATTACCAGTATTATAAAAAGTCCTTAAATTACCAAAACCATCATCTTCAAATTGCTGATCAATACCTGGTCTATCAAGTGTTCTAAAAATTCCCGATAGAAGAATAGGTTCTTTTTTACAAATTGCAGCAGTATTACTTGGAGCACTATTATAAAGAGCACCACCAGTAGATACACAGTAAGTATTTGTCTGATTAACAGCTGGATTGATGTATTTTAGAATAGTTGTTTGAAGAGAAACATCACTAATACACTTATTAGAAAGTGTAATCGCTTTTTCAAAACTCTGACTTCTAAATGTAGAATTAAAGTTATTAATTTGGGTTTGTTCAGCCCAAGATGTAATAGAAGATTGAATATCTGTTTTAATTTGAGATGTAGTAGATCCACATCCAGTATCATATAAAGCAAAAATCTTACTATAGATATAGACCTGATCTGGGTCAATAACTACAGGTTCAATAGATGCCATAGCATAAGTTCTTAAATCTGCAGCAACTTCCTTCTTAGTTTGATCGTTTAGAAGAGAACCTGTCTTAGTTTTAATTGCAATATAAACTTTACCGTAAATTGGTGGTGTAAGTGAATCTCCACCATATGCAACTACAGATTCTGCATTAGCATACACCTTTTTAGTAATTACAGCATAATCTTGTGCAGTAACTGCCCTATACTGAGAAGAGTAGTATCTTGGAGCATTATATTTGATAGATTCAATAGTTTCTGCATCAGAACCTAATTGAGACCTTTCTTTTACTGTTAATAGTGTATCAGCACTAGTATAATTAATATTCAAATTATCAGTAAATTTACCAATAAATGCAAACTGATTTACTTCATTTGCTTCTGCACCAGAAGTAACCAAATACTCAAGAATTATTTGCTCACCATCTTTAACCTTTCTACCAACACTATCATCTCCAAATCTTATCTCATACCTCATATCCTCGCCCTCAGCAAGGAAGTAAACCCTCGTGGTAGCAGTTAGGTTAGTAATCGTGTCTACTTGGTTGTAGAGGTCAGAAGCAGTCGCAGATTCGTTTGCTTTAACCCTTACTGATAAAGTAGATAAATCAGCATCTTCAGAAGGAACTTTATAAACCTGATTTGTAAATGTATTAACAAGATATTGGAAAGTAACTATAGATCCTTCCTGAACCAATAAATTGTCAAATATAGCAACTCCTGTAGTTGTATTGACTTCTACAGTCCTATCTTGCAAAATATTCCAAATATAATTACCACCTGTAGCAACAGCACCTTTTTTTAAGGTAACACTACTTGGATATGCCCCATTTGTCTGTGTTGTTTGTAATTCTAACTTTAAACATCCCTTAGAAGCAAGAATTGACCTAGGAACATAGTTTAAAAGCTTCGCAATATTAACAACGTTGTCTCTAACCGTAGATGAAGGCAAAAACGCCTCATTTAACGCCATATTCGCATTAAATGCGGTATAATAACTGTTATATGCTAAAGTATCGATTAAGTATGATAGGCCAGATCCTTCAAAGTCATAATCAGTAAACTCATTTCGAGTTCTTAGATATGATTTAATAGAAGATTTGATATCATCAAAATCTAATGCTGTTAAATTATTCGGTTGCATTTACTCAGGTCTCTGTAAGACAAAGTTGATAGTTTCTTTAATAGGGATTCCTACAATTCTATATTCGACTGTAACTGCGAGCTTATTACCATCTGCAAAAGGTCGCACAGCAACATCACTTAGTTCAACCCTAGGTTCATACTGATTAATTGTATTTATGATCTCATCTTGGATTGCATCTGCTACAAAGGCATCCAAAGGTTCAAAAAGCATCTCCCTGACTCTACATCCTACAGTTGGATTAAAAGGTTTCTCTCCAGGAACAGTTAATATTAAATTTCTTATTGCCTGTTTAATGGCATTATCATTTTTAACTACACCAACGTCATAGGTAAAGGCATTTTTAGAAAATGCCATACCAAAATCTTTAAAAGCCCTAGACTTCTTTATATCTGCACCAGTAATACTTTTTAATGCCATTATACGCTATAGAAAGTGTATTTCAAAAACAACTCTTCCATAGGACCGATTGGTTTAATAACTTTTACATAATATTTGTTGTCTACTTGATATTTTTCGCAATTAGGATTGTCGCTATGGTTTATAAACCCTCCTAATGGTGTTCGATGAATTTCTTCATCATCCATGATATGAGATAGACCCAATTCAGTACCAACTTCGAGAGCTACTGTTGTAAATAGCCCTTGACCAGCAATAGGACTGTTGTAAATAAACAATCCATGTGGTAATGCCCTATAAGTCACTTTAACATTACAAATCTATCTACTATTTAGTCTGTTTTAGACAATTTAGATTTAATTAGTCCAAATAAAACTTTTATTAATGATTGACCTGCATTTCCTTGCAATTCATCAAAAATATACATGTTCAATCTGAAAGCATAATTTGCTTCAGTAATTAGAGCATTTACTTGAGATTCATCAATATCAAGAGAATCTAATGTTGCACGATATCCAGTTTTAAATTCTTTTGCATCACTAATCTTATCAAAATCGTAAAAATGTAATCCTTCACCTTTTGGTGGTTTTAGTGCGTTTTCCGCAATACCTTTTAATATCTGTCCACCTGATAAATCACCAATATAGCGAGTATAGTGATGTGCTATAAGCAAATACGGATCATTATTTGCAATTTCGTTAATTCTGTAGCAATATGTGTTACATGCCTCAGTAGGTATCTGCAATGCTCTCCAATTAGGACCATAATAGTACCTAAGATCCCTTTCGAGCGCATTTATACGCTCTAATTCAGGATAATGTATCATATTGACTATAGGATCCGTAGATTCTCTAATCCTTTGCTCCATTGTGTCATAGACATAATAGAAATTAGTCAATAATTGACGATATTGCTCTGGATCTAAGACACCTCTAAGAAATCCAGCAACAAATTTAGTATTTTCCGCAGCAGAATGGGACTTTTTAGTCCCTTGTTTAAGTTCTAATGCTAATCCCATTACCTTCCTTGACCTCTATAACGTTTTTTAGCACTATTTCGTGAAGTTGAACCATATGTGGAGTGTTTACCTCTACCTTGGCGTGTTTTTTTGGGTTTTGCTTCCATTTTACTTTCTCCTGAATTCCATTGAACGGATTTTGCCATAATTAAAGACCTATGAATACATTTGGACTACCACCTACAACAAGTGAGCTGCAGGGAAAAGCGGGGGTTTGATCCCCTAAAGGATCTCCGATACGACCTGCTCTTCGTTTATTAATGAAAACTGTTTTTGAAGTTGCCATTAACTTTCGAGAGTGTCCTTTTGCGGTTTCTCTACCACCCTCTACACCTATTGTACACCACCAAGCAGGTGTTCCTAAGGTTACAGCGCATTTGTACCCTACAGAACTTGTAGTATGCACAACTGGTGTGGGATGAGGTGTTAGTATGTCTTGATCGATTATCGGGATCATCTTGTTGATTATAACATTCGTCACTCCTCCTGTCAACGGAAGTTGCGCCATAGGTGGCCATAGTGTAGTTGCATTCATCGCTTGTACTGGTTTTGGTACTACAGCAGGTGATAATGATGGGTGAGGGCATGGTGATAACATACCACCACCTAATCCTGGGTGATGTGATGATCCACACCCACAACCATGACCACTACAAGTACCCATGTATAATGCTGCTCCTATTGGTGCTCCCATATTAGTTACTCTGAATAAGGATTTCCGTACGCTTTGTTTGCTAGATTAAATTGTGCTGCAGCAGCAGTCATATCATTCCACATTTTCATCTTTCCTGTTGCAGTCCACGCTTTACATCCGTCTCCTAAAAGACCTGACATAGTATATGTAGTCGTAGTTGACGTACCATCACCATTATCTACCGTGCCTCCCGTACTTCCTGCAGGTGCAGAACATGAAAAATGGGAACATCCCGCGTTAACTGGTGTACAACTAAGACTAACACTAATATCAGTAGACGGTTGCGGGTCAGGACGGTATTGCTTCATCATGTATTTGGTGTAAGTTGACGCATGTGGTAGGTCATTTGTAGTTCCTTGCACGGTTTCAATATAGGATTGGTCTCGTTTATCAAACTCTGGTACCACTTCTTGCGTGATTCCAGCAATATCAGACAACCTATTTGCGGTAGAACGGTCTTTCTCTGTTGTAAAACGATCCTTTATTTCACTTGGTAGGTCACTATCATTCAAATAGTCTAAATCATACCTAACTGCAGTAGCATCTTTAAGCGGATCAGTAACACTTTTCTTATATCCCCTCTGCGGTAACTGATCAATTCTCTGATTATTAGGGTCTTGCTTTATTTTAAATGAAACTGCGGGGTTCTGTTGCACTCTTTCTTCCACGTTTCCATCAACACTAGATTCAAATTCTTTAGATTGTTCTGGAGTAATGACTAGATCACCCTTAGGAAACGCATTAATTAAGTCAATTGCCCTATCTTTTAACTCACTCCCCCGAATTGTATTAGAATACACGGCAGTTTCTCTCTTATGAACATTTGTTACTACTATTTGTGGTAAGTTTGTATCAGTATAACCTGCTCCACCATCCTTAATTGTTAATGCAGTTAGTACACCTGCACTAAAAGTACCTTCGACTATTGCTGTTCTACCAGTATCAATCATAGGATCAGTAACAATTATCTCAGGTTCCCGTCCATATTGGTTCCAACCCGACCCTCCACTATCAATAGTAAGACCTGTAACTACACCATTAGTCAAAGTTGGTGTTATTGTAGGTTGAACAAGCACATTCCATATGTCTGGTGCGTTCTTATCAAGGTCAGCAGTAATAAATTGAATAGATTTATCCATAAATTCATACTTTCCTATTAATATTGCCCTATCAACGATACCTTTACCTGCTTTTGCGGTTATAACATGGTTTCTATTAGACGTATATTGCGTTTCTTTAGTAAAATCACTACCATTTCCATCCAAATAGATGATATGGTAAGGGAAGTTATCTATATCTGTGTGGAAAGCGCGGGTTATCTCATGTCCATTAATAGTATCACCTTTTCTAAGTATGTCAAACCCTGTTGCATCACCTACTCCTTGATAAGGACCAACACCTGTAACCTTTAAATTTACTGTTAGAGTGCTAGTTGTGTTATCTGGATGAGTATGTACGTACTGTAGAGTAAATGTATCTCCATTAGCATAACCTGTACCAGGTGATAATACTTCTGTTGCTAACCATGAAGTACCTGTAAAGGTTGTGGACGCTCCCGAATCGTCATATACAGACTTAATCTCTATCTTTACTCGTAATCCAGTCTTATTATTACCTACATCGTCTAATTCAAATACTTGGAAGTCATCTAATGCTTCGTCGCCACTCTGGTATGGTGGGTTTTGGGTAGTCGTATATAATATCCCTGTTACTTCTTGTTGATTCCACGCATCGGTATAGGTTACTCCATCATAGGAGAAACTAAAGTCTGTGACTCCATTAGGAAGTGTAGTGGATAAAGAGTCGTAAGTGAATGCTAATTTGTTCCTATCAGACCCAAACCCAAATAAAGTAGGATGAGGACAGTCTTGATCACCAGTATAATTGCCTTCTGGGATAGTATATGATAATGTGGTGCTCGCGGGGGCACAAGTAAATCCACTACAAGGAAAACAACTACCATCTCCTCCAGAATTTGTTGTAGCACCACTTTCGTTATTAGTAGTTGTCTGAGATTCTGTCTCGTAGTAATAGCAAGGTTTACCTATAACACCCTGATCATCAGAGGTATCGTACATATAGGAGAACCATGTATCACTATAACCGAAGTCATATGATAACTCTGTTGGGTAATGGTCGTAGATGAACGAGCAGTCATTTCCAAAGTTATTGTGGGGGACGGCACGTGTAAGTTTGCCACATGATGCAGAACTAGCAGGAAGAGGACTGCCACAAACCACTACGGAAGGATACATTACTGCAACTCCTTCTCTAGATGGTATGTTATATGCTCCGTTACTTCGGATTACATTTAAAGGGTATTCCTGAAAATCTATTGTAACACCATCAGCAGTACCAGATTGATATGCTATACAAGCATCTGTTGCTTTAGTATTATATGGATCGCATCCCATTACTGATTATTAATCGATTCCTCTAATCTATTTAACCTATCTTCGTTGCGTTTTTGAGTAGCACCTGTTGGTTTAGGATGTGCCATCTCTTCTAACTTGGTTATTCTCTTATATAATTCATCATAATTCTGTCTCATGTCAAGGTAGTCTTCATATCCCTTTGGCTTATAATACGTCTTATCAGGGGTAGGAATCTCTTGTACATGTTTTTCGAGGTCTTCTAGACGCTTACCGAGTCGAATAAGACAACTATTAATAGTATCCATCGCTTCGTTATAGTCTTGTTCAAAAGAGTATTCGTTACTCGTCATATTTTTTAAAAGAAAGGGAGTTGTCGTCTTTTATATCGTAGTCTAATTCATCTCCTATATTCCATCTCAACTCTTCTGTAAGTTCAACTGGAAGTGTAATTACTGTATCTCCAAACTCATTCTCCTCTAGGGAGACTGTAAATCGATGTGACATATTTTCATAAGCGGTTTTTAGAGACTCCTTCTCTTAATGGGTGAGACTTCTTCCAGTTCTCCCATTCGGTAAGTACCTCTTTTCTATCATTTATAAGATTCATACTTACACAATGGTCAGCACACTCGTACATTCTTGGATCTAACCATCTCTCAGTTGTAATCAATTGCTCCAATACCCAAGTACGGTGGTCTTGGTAATCTTGGCGAAACTCTACGGTCATGTTTTTTACCTTGGAAAAATTTTTTAAATTATTTTATATAACACTTGCGTTTGGGAACCTTTGTAGGTTAGGGTAGTGGCCGTTTTTATATCCAGAACCCCCGCTATGACTGCATTCTCGGACGCTTTCTTTATATTTAGTGAGAGAATTAACTGTCTTGTGTGTTACATAGGCATTAAAAAGGGAGCAATTGTTGTTACTCCCATTATACTATTAATTAGTTAGATTGTCAAGAACTGACTGAGGGATTAGCTCAACGTTTGTAACACTTCCCAACCACTTATTAACGTGCCTAGATGTTGTTACACTCCAGAACTTTTCGGTCTTTACATAACCTTTTTCTGGTAAATATGCCGCAACTGGTGTTTTATAACTGAAGAAGACTTGCGTCCCATTAGTGAAAGAAACTTCAGTCTGATTAGCGGCAATTGGTGTTAGTTTCATTTAGAAATGATCCTTTGTTTGGTATACACTTATTATAAGGCATATTACATGCCCTGTGTAATACCTTGTGCCAGTTTGTTCACTGTCATATCTTTATACTTAAGGGGGTGAATATTGATCCTTAATTGTTAGATACCATCCAATCGATTTGATATAATCAAAGCATGAATGTCTGGGCAATTCTTTATACCTAT